AATATGAAAAGTCAGGTTCACAGGCGTTACAGAGATTATCTCTTACCTGGAAGATGCTTAACAATACTTATAGAAAAGCAGTTGCAAAGGCAGTCAAAGAATATCGAGATAATTTAGAATTTGATGAGAAATTTGTTACTAAGCACGGTAGTTCGTTTATTAATATCTGGATCAAGCTAGATGAACTGACTGGAAATGTAGGTGATGTAATTAGTGAAAGTTCTGAGCAATTTCCGATGTCCTGGAAACAGAAACAGGATGCTATCCTTGGTTTCTTAAATCTTAAAGATCCAACTCTTAGTAATGTAATTTACGATCCCAATAATGCCCAGATGATTGCAGACTATCTCGGATTCTCTGAGCTTTATATCCCCGGCGCTGACGATAGAAATGTCCAGCTTCAGGAAATTAAAGAACTTGAAGCTGGTCAGGCTATGGAAAATCCGCCGCCGATTGATCTTAATACTGGTCAACCTCAATTAGGTCCAGATGGACAACCTCTGCCGCCAACTTTCACTCCATCTGTAGGAATCCAACCTACAATTGATAATCATCAGATTCATATCGCCGTATGTCGGGCATTCTTAAATAGTCCTTCAGGACGTGCTCTATTATTAACGAATAAAGCTGCTTATGATAATATTGTTGCTCACGAGCAAATGCATGAGCAATATTTACAGCAGCAAGCAATGATGAATCCTCCGCCGCCGCAAGAACAGGAGCAGGCTAATGGCTGATGATGTTGCTGATGTTTCTGACGATACTGAACAAATTGAAAAGAATGAATCTGATCTTGATTATTTAAATCGAGTCGGAGAAGATATTTCCGAAGAGACTGAGACTGAAGAACCAGAGACAGAAGAGGCTTCTTCAGAGGAAGAAGAAGCTGAGGAAGAGAAGACTGAAGAAGAAAAAGAAGAAACTCCTTTAGAGGCCAAGGATATTGTTAATAAACTTAATAAAGATTATCCTGATCTTCTGAAGAAGAATCCCGAGGTTCGTCGAGCGATCTTTAGAGATGCTCAATATTCTTCGGTTTTTTCTTCTCCTGATGAGGCTAAAGAAGTTGTTGAGAATTATGAGAACTTCTATCGTCTTTCTCAGAATATTCTAAGTGGTAAAGCTTCTCCTCTTCTTAATGCAGTTTCTGAGACTTCTAGTGAGTCTCTTGAGCGGTTCTCAAGTAATTTTCTTCCAGCACTATTAAAGAAAAGTCCTGATCTTTATTTCAAGACCACTGAACCTATCGTTCGTCGTGTACTTGCTCAGGTTCAGAAAGAAGGTGAGCGGCGGCAGGATAAAAATCTTGTATTAGCTGTAAAGCATATTGCAAATCTTATCTATGATGATACTGAACTTCCTCAGGATCAGAAACCAACTATTGATCCTGAAAAAGAACAGTTAAAGCGTACACTTTCTGAGAGACAAAGACAGGATTTTAGTAATTTTGCGGAGTCAACTCAAGATGAGACTCATGAGTATCTAGCTTCTCAGGTTTTAAACGCTACTCGAGATCTTCAAGCTACTAATATGCAGCGTATGTCATATATTGATACCGTGATGGAAGCTTTAGGTGAGCAATTAGAAGCTGATAGAGATCATATGCGTCGTATGTCCTCATTAGTTAATCGTGCCCATGCAGAGGGATATACTCCAGCAATTAAGAAAGCTTTACAGGCTCAATATGTAACTCGTGCACGACTATATCTTCCTAATCTAATCTCAAAATATAAGAAAGAATACTTTGGAATCTCTAAACAAGTTATAAAGTCAAATAAACCTCAAATTCCAGCCGGCGGCGGAGGAAATAAGCGACCGGCTGGAAAAGCTACAGATAAACAATTAGCTAATAAGATGTCGGATCGTGACTTCTTGATGAGGAATGTTAAGTAAAGACCTTCACGCGAGTGTTAATGAAGTATCTCTAACGGAGAATGTATGGGTCTGAACATTGCCAATATTAAGTTTGCACGCGTAACGAGGACGACTGCAACTCTTTCAATTGCAGTCTCAGGAACTCCCCAAGTAATTCCATTTGAAGCTGCTATCGGAGCTGGCGGCAACATCTTCGGAATGTGGAGTTCTTCCGTCAACCCCTCTCGTATTACAATTCAAAGGGCTGGCTATTATCACTGCGTAGCAAACGTTACTTTCGCAGCTTCGGCCACTGGTGATCGTGAACTTTATTTCGTAAAGAATGGTGCCGGCGTCATTGGCCGTCAGTCAGCTAAATCGGCGACTTTAGTAACTTCACAATCGACCGCTGCAATTTTAGAGTTAGTAGCTGGAGACTATCTAGAAGTATTCGTTAATCAAACTTCTGGCGGTGCTCTAAACATTACAACTACGGCTGCTAACCAAGATCCATCATTTACTGTTTGCCTCTGCCGACCGGATGCAGATTTTGCCTCCGTTGAAGTCGGTGGAATGTAATAAGGTAAACAAAAAGGAAACGGTCTCGAGATGATCGCGTTCGAGAGCGCGCTAAAAACAAGTTTCCTAAAACAATCAATTTTTGTTTTGGGAGATAATTAGATGGCACAAGAAGATAAGATTTTAGGTGCAGAACTAGAACGAGTCCTGCCCGATGTTCAAACGCTTTTCGAACGCGATTGTACCTATTATGCTTGGGTAGATAAGGGTACGGACGTAGAAGTAATCTCAGGTAGAGATATGCGTATTCCTCTGGAGCTTCGGCCTGGAGGTTACTACGGATATTTCAACCCTGATGGTGGTGGACTAGGTCGAGGAGATGGTCCGACTTACGATAAGGCTTTGATTAACTCCACACATCATAAGTTTGGTGTAGAGTGGACGAAGAAAGCTGAATGGGCTTCGGACTCGACTCGTAAGTCTGTAGTAAATTATTTTCGCGAACTAATCGCGAAAGCGATGCCCGAGTTTCGACGCAACGTCGATGCTCAATGTATGGGCGCTGGCGATGGAACTCTAGGAACGATTTCAGCAGTTTCAACAAATACGCCGACTGGATTTGATACACTGACTCTAGCTTCTGATGGTTTCAGAGCCAAACTTCCTCGTTTTGGTCAGTATATTAATATCTACAACGCGGCCCTGACTACAAACAGGACTGTAGGAAACGAACAAAAGATCGTTTTCTATGATCTTGCTAACAACCAAATTCGTATCCCGACTGGTGTAGCAGGTATCATCGCAACGGATAGACTTGTTGCCTCTGGACTTTCTTCAACTCCGCCGGTAGGACTTCTCGGTGTACAATATCATCACAATGCCTCTTCAACTGGAACTTGGCTCGGCTTTGATCGTTCAACTACTCCTGAAATTCGTGCAAACCGAGTAGCCGCCGGAGGTGCATTCGCACTTCCATTTGCTCGCCTTGCTATTAATAAGATTGGAGATCGTGTAGGTATCGACTCCAACTTTGATATCATGGCTTGGATGCATCCTGCGCAGGCTCAGGCTTACGAAGAGCTTGCGATGCTGGTTTCGACTATTTTCAAAGAAGCTAAAGAAGAAGGTGTGAATCTTTACTTCAATGATAATATGCAGATGGCTGGTGCCCCTGTCAAGAAATCATTCCTCTGGGATCGTACCAGAATTGATTTCTGCGTAAAACAGTTCTGGGGTCGTGCAGAACTGAATCCTGTAGGATTCTATGAAGTTGGTGGAAAGAAATTCTTCGAGGTTCGTGACGCTCTAGGAGGTGTTGCAACATCACAACTCTTCTATATCGTTGCCAGCTTTAATCTTTTCCATAAGAATCCTGCTGGAGCATCTTTCATCGACACTCTTTCGATCCCGAGCGGATATTAGTTCTCCGGAGTTTGGCCGTTCTCCTACCTCTGAAAAACGGCCTTGGGGAATTATGAACTCTACGTATATTAATTCAGTATTGCGAACTAAATTTGGTAAGGAAGCTAATGGACGTCCTAAGTTTCGTATTGTATTTGCAAATGATGAATTTGAGTGGAGGAAAGGAACTTTCGTAGACTTTGATGAGCATGGAAACTTTCTGCGAGAAGTAACAGAAACTAGATATGTTCCTAAATATCCTACTCCTGTGCATCGAGGAAAATGGCTTCTTGAGAAGTCTTTAGAAGGACTTCCTTCTGAGATGAGCCGAGAGCTTCCTAATCATAATGGATATGAATGTATCTGGGTATTTCGGGATGTTTTGAATAAGAAACAGAATGAATATCAAGAGCCAATTCTAAAAGCTGTGCTACTTCTAGTTAGATGGTTCTATGAAGGTCAGATTCATGCTCGGAAAAATCCTAAAACTGAAGCTGATTGGGACGCGGCGGAGTTAGCAGAGCGAGAAGAGGAGCGTAAACTTTTTCTCGAAATGGTCCAGCGTTCAGGAATTGAAGATTCATTACACTTAGGCGAAGGTATTTCAATGGCAAATTTAGAGGTATCGAAATGAAAGCTACTGTTTGTTCGATGTTACCATGGGCGATTTATGAGCATAAAGTTGGCCTTTATCCTTCAGTTTATCGTCTTCCTAAGGTTGATCTTCATGATGAAACGAAAAATCTAACCTGTTTAGTAGTTGAGGATGGTACTCGGACTCAATATCTTGGCTATCAGACTAATGATCGAACTCCTGATATCCTTACTCATATTGTACCAGCAACTCAGATTGCTAAAGCTATCTGTGAGGATTATATTCAGGCAAAAGTAGCTGTTGATGTTCCAGAAGAGAAAGTTCCAGCTCTATTTTGGTTCGAAGGTGAATTCGATGTAGATAAAGTTCGTAAGGAGAAAACTGAGAAACTTGAGCAGGTTCGACAGAATCAACTTCGATGGTTCAAGGCTCTTTGTGAAATTGCCGATAACGACTGGAATAAATATCACAATCATCGTGTAATCTTAGATGATCAGCGAATTGCAGCATCAGTTCTTCAACTTGAACGTGAATGGAATATTGATCCTCTTAAAGAGCAGATGATTAAATGCTCCGCATGTCGTACAGTAGTTTCTTCTCTTGCTGTACTTTGTCCTAATTGCAAATTTATTATGCAACCTGGGAAGTATAAGAAAGAAAGCTTTGCTACGGTATGAGCTATACAGTTGGTGATTGTATTACAGAAGCACAAGCTCTGCTAAACGATCAGGCTGGTCAGCTATTTACTAGTACTATTCTACTACCTTATTTCAAGAAGGCTCATGATGAATTAGGATGGCGGCTTGATTTAAGTGATGTCCCAGTTCTTTTTGAAGCTTTCTTTGAATTTCCTGATTTTCCTCCTGGAACTACTGATTTATTACCTCTTCCAGCAGATTTTGTTGAACCTATTGAACTTCATGAAAAACCAGCTGGATCGCTAGATCCTAATTATACTTTAATTGTTCGTGTTACTTTTCTACCTGATTTAACTCCTGATGAATCTTTCAACTTCTGGTCCTATACTGCAAATGACATTCATGTAATTGGAAATACAACTACTCGACATGTGAGGATGAGATATCGGTATCTTATTCCTACAATTACAGGTCTGTCTAATCCAGTCATTGTAGTAAATGCTAAGACTTACCTATCTTCTCGAACGGCGGCGCTGGCAGCTTTTACTATTGGAGAAAATCCTGATAGGGCTTCTGCACTTCAGGCGGATGCAGATAGTGCTCTAGATACTCTGATTAGAATGAGTGTTAAGAATAACCAAAGTCTTAGAACTCGCCGCCGCCCAAATACAATTGGTCCTTGGTTCCGATGATTAGGTCACATAATACAATCTCACTATCCGAACATAACGGATACTTTGATCGGGGAAGTCAGGAGTCTGTTCCGTCTGAGTATCACAGACTTAACCGGAACTCTCAATTTGCTAATAAGACTGCTCGAACTAGATTTGGAATTCATCCTAAAGGATTTAACGTAATCAATGATTTTCCAATAAGAGTACATCAATATCAGAAAGTAGGTCAGTCTCCGCACTATATTATGATGTACGGCGGCGGCGCCCCAACTTTTTATGATGTTGATCCAACAGGTACTCCAACTTTAATTCTTACACTAGGAAATGCAGCAACTGATTTCTCGATGATTACGCTTTTTGATCGAGCATATATTACTCCTCATAATGGAACTAATGGATTTCCCGGCGAGTTTGTTTATGTATATACAGGAACTGGAGTAGCTAGATTAGCTGCTGGACTTGCTCCAGTTGGTCCTACTTTTGCTGCTGCTACTGGAGCTGTTGGAGGACATGTAACTAAAGGTAGGCATCTAATTTCAGTAGCTTACGAGACTGATACTGGATTTATCACTAAACCTGGACCTGTAATTTTCTATACTGCTCCTGGAAAACGAAAAATTAATCTTACAAATATCCCAGTTGGACCTGCATATGTATCTAAACGCCATATTTTAATGACAAAGCGTATTCAGACTTATGATGGCAATCCATCACATTATGAACTTTTCTTTGTTCCCGATGGGACTATTAATGATAATGTAACTACTACTCTTACTATTGACGATCTTGACTCACAACTTTTAGACTCGGCAGACTATCTTCTTGATCTTGCCGAAGTTATTAATGCATTTTTAGGCTTCGGAACTTATCAAGGTAGTTTAGTAGGATTTGCTTCAAGCGGCGAAGATTCAATTGCACGCGTCTCTCTAACTGGTCAACCAGAATCTTTTGATACAACCGAAGGATTTATTTTAGTTTCTCCAGGTGACGGCGGCGGAATTAGAAATACTCGAGAATATCGAGGATCCCTTGAATTCTGGAAAGAGCATCGTACAATCGCTACCATAGCAAATGGAGATGCGCCTAATACATGGCCTATTACAACAATTGATGGTGGCTATGGAACGGGAAATCCGGATGGAGTTACCGCTGTTCTTGATTCTAAAGGAGACTCTAAGGATACCTTACTAGTCTGTGATGATTCTGGACTACTTCAATTCTATGGAAGATATTCAGATCGTCCTCTTAGTTATGTAATTGATCGTATTTGGCGTACCTATTTCGGAAAGAACTCAGCTGTTACCGTTGATTCGATTCGCAAGCAATTATTCGTAGTCTCAAATGATGGAACATATGGCTATGTTCTAATGGGAGATTTCAACAATGGATTAGATCCTGATAATATTCGCTGGTCTCTTTGGACTTGCCAGAATCTTGATACTAGTAATGCTCCTTTTCTAGGTGTAATTACCACTGCTGAGGAGACGATTTTTCATTTCTTTCAAAAATTTGATCTATTCTTTCTCTTTGATACTTCAAATTTCGATCAAGTAGGAGGAGAGGGTCAAACTGGTGGGGAGCCTCTTGTGCCGCCGTGGCAATATGATCAAACTCCTATCTACTGGCAGATTATATTTCCTTATATTGATGATTCGGATACTGTATTACTTCACTTTGCAGGATCTCGTCTAAGAATTATTGGGAACGGTACTCTAAATATTCGCGGATATATTACAGATACACAGGATTTTTCTATTGATAGAACACTAAATCTTACTCCTTTTGCTGATCTTGTTACTCTTTGGAATGTAACTAATGAGAGACTTTCAGTAGGAATTAGTTGTAATGCAGTTAATAGTTATTGTTCTGATTTAAATGATGTTGTCTTCTTCCTTAAACAAATGTGGTCACAGAGGCCAGCATGAGTTCTACTAATACCCCCTTAGAGATTCCGATCAAGATTTTAATTGACGGAATCGTTACGAATGATCAACAGTTATTAGATACGCTTCATGCAATCGATAATTCTTCACAGACTACTCAACAAAGATTGGCTGCTCTCACTACTAATTTCAATACAGTCAAGAATTCAATTCTTGGAAATACTCGCTGGGCTCCAACTCTCATGTTAATGGGTGGATAATGTCAACTCCTATAGTTGTTCAGGAATCATTTGAAATATTAGCTCAGCTTAAGCCCTTAGCTGATATCTTAACTGATCTCTTGACTGCTGATGATAATGAGCAGATTGTTATTTCTACTCTAACTATCTCAAATCCATCAGCCTATCCGGATTACTACTATATCTCGATCGCTCCATTAGGAGCAGCTGATTCTCCTGAGCAGTATCTTTATCAGAATGTAATTATTAATCCTTATGATACGTTCAGAGCGACAACTGGGGATACTCTTAATTCAACTGACGTGATGAGATGTAAGAGTCTTCTTGGAAATTTATCTTTTAATTTAGCTGGTGTTAGGATGATTTCGCTATCATGAGTCAAGGTAGAGCTAAGCCGCTTTTAGCAACTGAATCCGGTCAGGATATTACTGATCGAAAAGCCTCGCTTGTCCGAGAGTTTGCTATTTTCTCTCCTGAAGTTGAATTATTACTTCGAGAGATTTCTGACAAGCTAAGTATTCTAATCGAATACGAAAGAATAAAACGGGAAGGGTTATAGATGCCTACTCAAATTTCAGGACAAGTTGGGCCTCAATTAATTGCAACTGGAGTAGGAACTCAGCCTATTCGCCAAGGAAATCTTGGTGAGACGATTGTCTCTGAACTCCATGGAAGATTCTTTGAGCAGAATCTCCGATTGGCTCTCTTTTCTGGAGGTATGGGACTTACATCAATTTCCAACGTCACTTTTACTACTGGTACTCTAGGAGCAACTTGCACTCCAATTGCTGGAGTTTGGAATCCTCTTACCTCTCAGGTTAACCTTGTAATTCTTCAAGCAATGCTTGGAATTACAGTTACAGCTTTACAGGCTACTGGCGCTGCACCTTTTGCTTGGGCAGGATCTTTTTCAAATGCGGCATTAACTCTTGGCGGCACTCCAATTAATAGACGTACTCTACAAGCCGGACCATCAGCAACTAAAAATATGGCTGGCGTTGCTCTTACAGGATTGACAAATAACTTAGTAGTATTTGGTGCTTCATCACTGGGAGGCGGCTCTTATTCTAACGCTGCATTCTTAGCAACTGCTGTTGGTCCTCAAGCTCAACAAGTTTCATTCGTTGAGAACTTAGATGGTCAGTATATTGTTCCTCCTGGTGGAGTTTTAGCTTTACTTGCGACTACTACTCCAGTAGCGCATTCAGCAGCTTCTATGCTTCTTTGGGAAGAAGTTCCTGTAATCACTTAAGAGATAAATAAGATGCCTCTACATGGTAAAACCGGCGCCGGGGTAATTGGAGAAGAAGTACCTTCTGGAGATGACCTCGGATATAAACGAGGTACAAAAGAATGGCGGCAGCAATTAAATAAACGGCATCAATGGATTGAGTATAATCTTCGACGTGGTCGTTCATTAGAAGATATGGGTATTACCGGGGAGAAGGAGCACGGTAAGGCTCTATACTCTAATATTGCTGCCGGGAATGCAGACTGGGCAGTTGATGCTGCAAATAGGCATTGGGATAAATTAGATCCTGCAAATCAGACTCCTGCTGCTATTGCTTATCGTAAACAACAAGGTGTTCCAGAAGGGATGCCGCTAGCTCAGGCTACAGCTTTAAGAGATAAGAATAGAGCTAGTGGAGTAGTATCAGCAGCCGGAGAAGGTGGAGCAGCTCCTGCTACAGAAGATGGAGCGCCGGCAGATACTGCACAATGGGGGACAACGGTGGCTCAAGGTCAATATACTGCTCCTCAACATTGGGGAGGATGGGGAAATCTTTACGGAACTCCTCAAACTACTCAGCCGCCGATGCCTCAACAAACTCAGACTCCGGCAGTTAATTCAATGACCGCTCCTCCTGCGGCGGCCCCGGCCGGATTAAACGCATCTTCAATGAGAAGTCCAGGAATGAATCCTACAATTCCTCAAAATACTGGATTTGCCGGCGGTGGAATGAATCCGATTGGTACTGGTGGATTTGGAGGTACAGGAGTAACTAATCCTCTATTTAGACGCCGTCGTCCTATGGGCGGGGGAATGCCTACTCCTACTGTTAAAGGCGGCGGAATGCCTACTGTTAATTCAATCTCATGATTCGGAAAAGTATAAACTCCGATGTCAGCAACATACAAAGACTCTGTACAGGAAAAAACTACGAAACAGACTATATTCGAGACATTATTTCGGATAGAGTCATTGATGATGCTGGGCGAATACTCGCTTATGGTGCAGTCAAGCTATTCGCAGAGGCCGTGCTGGTACTTGATGATACTGCAAGATTTCGAGAAAAGGTCGAAGCACTTCGAGCTTTAATGGAAGCTGCAATTTTTGAGACGAAGAAAGCTAAGATTTCTGAACTTCATGTTTTCACGCAAGATGAGAAATTTGCTGACGTACTAAGGAATCATTTTAGTTTCGTTGACATCAAAGGAACTTGTCTTGTGAGAGAATTAAATGGGTAAAAACAAAAATAGTCCGAGAAATCAATCTCAGGACCTTTATAAATATGAGCAACAACAAAGAGATGAAAACGCTGGTCGATACAATCCAGCAATCTCTGATGCTCAGACTAGAGCTAATCAATCATATACTGGTGCAGCTGGGGCTTATAATACAGCTCTAGGCCAATTACCGGCAATTAACGCCGCCGCGGAATCATTAATGTCCGGCGGCGGAATTGATCCTGCTGATAGAGCAAATGTCGAACGATCTATCGCAGATTTTCGAGGACTCCCTACGGGAGAAGCTGGAAAACTCTACAGTGATTTTATTAAAACTGGCGGCTATACTCCAGAAGAATTAGCTAATACTCGTGCCGCTGGTAATAGAGTTCTGCCATCATTTTTCGCTGCTCTTAAACGTCAATTAGGAACTGCCGGTGCTGCTACTGGCGGATTTGGTCCTGGTTATTCTGGTCAAATGGCTAAAATGGCTAGAGATCAGGCTCACGGTTCTCAAGAAGCTGCACTTGATACTGAGAATGCTATTGCAAATGCGGTACATTCTGGTAAACTCTCTGGAGCTTCTGGACTTGCAGGATTACAAGAAGCTGCTGCTGAGGGTTCTGGTAGATTAGGATTAGGTCTAGCAGGAATGGGTCAGCAAGGTAGATTAGCCGGCGCTGGATTATTATCTGATGCTGGAAGATTAGCTCTTGGCGCTGGCGAAGGATATGCTGGATTAAGAAGTCAAGCTCCAGGTGAAGTTGGAATGTATGAGAATTTAGGTTTGAATCGTGAAAGTATGTATAATGATCAAATGGAAAGAAACCTAGAAGCTCGTGATAAAATGAAAAAAGGCTGGAATTGGGGCTCTGCGCTTAAAGGTGCTGGTAAAGGTGTTCTTGGCGGGGTTGTTGGTGGTCCTGCTGGAATGGTTGTTGGTGGTCTAGCCGGCGGAGTTGCAGGAGGATTAAGTGGGTAGCTCATTTAATTTTCCAAACTATAGTCGAAATCGTCGAATTTTTATCCCTTACAACGATCGAGCTGCTGCCAGCGCTGGACTAGAACCAGATGAGAATGCATCTTATCAAATTGATCAGAATGTAGGAGAAGATCAAGGAGATGTTTTAACTGATACTCCTCCTGATGCTCCTCATCCTTTAAGAGATAGATTCCTTCAATTGGCTAGCGATTTTCCAAATAGAGAGAAACTTAAACCCAGTAAATGGCAAGGATTAGCTATTGCGTTAGCTGGAGGATTAGCTCAAGAGCCTAAACTTACTGAAAATGCATCTAATCATAAATTAAATGAAGCTAGACAGGATTGGAGACTTAAGACGGATACTGCTAAAGAGTTAGCAGATATCGAAGAAAGAGACGTTTCTTCTCAACGTCGTTATTATAATACTCAAATGGATGAAGTTCTTAAATCTAAGAGAGCAGATGAATACGGACGACATCATTTTGCTTTAGAAAAAGCTGCGAATGATAGACAAGCTTCAATTGATGCTGATCGAAAAGCTGACAATCTTAGTCAGACTAAGCGAGATGTAGAGCGTGAACGACATGAGAGAATGATGGAAGAGACAGCAGCTAGATTAGCTGGAGCCGCCGAGACTAGAGCCGCGGCGGCAGAAACTAACGCTAATCGTCCTCGAATGACTGACAAACCTGTATATAATAATCCAATGCAAGTTCGTAAACAAGCTGTTGAGAATGTATTAACTTCTGAACCCGGATTTCGTCAGTATCTTGAGGATGATGGTAAAGGTAACTATCGACTAAAACAAACTAAGACTGCTCCTCAGGGTACTTTATTCGGAACTAAAAATACTGAGCAGCCATTGAAACCTGAAGATAGACAGGCTCTTAAAGATTTTCTCACTAAAGTAAATTCTCGAGCACAAGAGCTAATGAAGATGACTCGTAATAATTTCTCTCTTCCAATAGATACTAATATCCCTGGATCGGTAGAAACAGAGGAAGAAGAGATTGACCGATGATGGCCGAATTTCTAGAAGCGTTAAAGCGTCGTGGTAATGATCCTAATAAACTTCAATCAGATGTAGGAGTTGCTCGCGGAGAGACTCCTGGAACTGTCTCTTCTGATCTTCCTTCTTCTCAGGAAGAATTAGCTCCATATGATAGATTCGCTCAATTTGCGGGCGAATCTAATCCTATTGCTAAATATACAAATCTTATCGGAGCGCCTCTCATCGCCGGAGGCTATGAAGCTGCCAAATTATCTCCTGGTCTAATGAATAATGTTATTGCTCCTATCGCCGGTGATTCTTTTAAGATGGATGAAACTACTTCGAGTCCTAGTTTAAAGAATATTCTTGCGGCGGCAATGGGAGCTAAATATGCTGCCTTTGGAAGATAATTATGCTTGGTAATTTCTTTAATAAACTTAAATCTATGTACGGTGGTCAGCCTGATAATTTTGAAGGACATTATGGAATTGAAGGTCAGCCATTATCAGAAGGTGGAGATACTCCTCCTACTGGAGAAGATTCAGGAGGACCTAATCCAATCCTTTTAGCTGGTCTAAGAGGACTATCTGGTAATCCTGAACAAGAACAGTAAGAAGAAATGGAACCTTATCGTAAATTTCAAATGAGGAATTTCCTTGGCTAGCTTCATTCCTCGTAAGAGAAACTATCTTCTCGAGGATCTAGAGGATATAGATCCTGAGACTAATATTGCTCAGAGAGATCTTTTAGAGAATAAAGGAGTTCTCTCTACAATCGGAGATGTAGCTAAAGAGGACGTAATTGATCCTACCTTACATCTTCTTGGACTAGCATATAATAAAGGTATCGGTGGTCTTTCTAGAGCTGGTGCTAGAGCATTAGGACTTCCAGTTTCTGACGAAGCCTCTCCTGATGAAATGTTAGCTAATGCTTTGTTTGGAACTAAAAAAGAATATACTCTTCCTCTCTCGGATGTATTAAAGACTGAATCGAGAGCTAATCCTTTCGGCGGTGGACCAATTGAACAAACTGAGCCAAAATCTATCCAAGGTGAGCCGCCGTCAGTATCTAGAGATATCGGCCGCGGATCTGCTAAATTCGCTGGCAGAATGGGACTTGATCCTTTAACCTATGTTGGTCTTGGAGGACTGGAAGAAGTTCCGATTGCAGGTCAAGCTGTCAAAACTGGCTTTACAGGAATGGCTCTTGGTAATGCTTATGGACATGGAAAGAAAGCTATTGAAGAGAGAGATCCTGAAGAGGCTGTTCAAGCTCTTGGAGACTTAACTTTAGGAACATTAGGTGGAGTCGGACTAGCTAAAGACTATCTACCAGAAGCTAAACCCGAAGGAGTTCAGGTTTCGGGAAGTCGTCTGCCGCCATCGAAAACTGAAATCGAATCAGCCCTAAAAGCTGAGAAAACTAAATCTGCTCAGACTCCTGATGTAACTGATCTTGAATTTCAACAACCTATTAAATTTGAAAATACTGAAGATCAAGATGCGTATAGAAATCTCTCGCCGGAATCATTAGAAACTGCTAGAGCTATTTCTAAATATTTTGATGTTACCGCTGAGGATGCGGCTAAATATGCGACGGGTGAAGAGACTGGTGCGAAGCTTGAAGGTTTTACAGCTGATCCGAGAGCTAGGGCTAAAAATATTAGGGGTAAGATTTACTTAAACCTTCGTAATATTGCTAAAGAGTCTGCTTCTCCTGAAGAATTTGTACAGTCTATTGCAGATAAAATCGCTCATGAAAAAACTCATGGTACTGAAGCTGAGAAACCTCACGGCTATGCAGTAGCTGAAAGAAAAGCTCGAGGAGCTTCTTCTGAATTTGCTGAAGACTTAGGTCAAGGTCCTCCGAAGAGAGAACGATATCCTGCTAAAGATTACGGATATAATCTTGAAGGAGCTTATGTAGATTCTGAAGGTAATCTGCTACCCGAAGAAACGGCGGCGGACTTTAGTTTCGAAACTCCTCATGAAGCTACTAAATCCGCTCTCTATCGAGGAACTGAAACTCCTCATGAATACTCTACTGGATTTGCTGGAAGGGATAGAGAGGCTTTAATAAAATTATATCGAGAATTAAGAAGTACCACTCCTCTAAGAGATATGGTTAGGGAAAGAGGCATGTGGGATCTGGAAGAAACTCGTCCTTCTAGAGATGAATTAGAAGCCAGAGCGAACGAGATCGAAACTGTTAAGAATAAAATATTTGGAAAGAAGACTTTGACTCCTGAAGAACAAGCTAATCTCGGAGAGAGATGGAAGTCAATTCTTGAGAGACAGAAGGGAAAGACTCCAGAAGAAGATCTCTCCCGAATGGAAGTTAAATATCAAGGAGAGCCAGTTCAGATTATTAAACGATCTGGGAATGTAGTTCGTATCAGAAAAGCTTCTGGAGAAGAGACTACTGTTCAGCATCGAGATTTGTCTTTCGGTGAATCCATTCCTACTTCTGCTCAAGCGAAGAGAACTCTAGGAGAAGAAGGAGGATATCATGACCTTACCTCTGAGATTGAGAAGCTCTTGGGGGAGGGGAAGACAAATGAGAATGAGCCGCCGATTCAAGTTGAGCCGCTTCCAGAGAAACCAGCTCGGATTGATAAACAAACTGGAGAAATTATTAGTGAATCGCCGACGGACGAAGCTTTAACTCCAGATCAAATTCTTAATCCAGATCAGGCTCATGCTCAAGAGAGACAGAGACAATCTGAATTTAGAGATACTGTTAAGATCGCTGATGCTGTAGGAAAAGGGCAGGCGGGAGAAGAAATTCGTGATCAGCCTACTAGAGATAGAATTGCTTTACAAGATAAAATCCTAAGAGCAATGGAGGCCGAAGAGATTAAAAATGGCAGAGATGAGAAAGCAGCCGAACTTCGTTCCGAGCGAGAGAAACTAAAACTTCAGAATCAGATTCTTAAAGGTCAACAAGGCGAAGAACTAGCTGCTGCAAAAGCGGATAAAATTAAACCTCAGGTAAGACAACAAGCTGAGGCTGATGCTCTTCAACGAAAAATTGAAACTGAACAAGCAAAAGAACGAGAAGGTAAAAGTCCTATCGACGATATCGCCAATAATTTTGTTCGTCAATCTCAAGTCGGTCCAAAAAAGCCTGAGTCTTTAGGAGACTATCTCGCAGAAGCTGCTGGATTCTTTCGATCGATAAAATCATCTCTTGACATCGGCGTTCCATTAAGACAAGCTCGATCGGCGACATTAGCCCATCCGATTGAAGCTGCTGGAATGTTGAAGAAAAGCGTCGAATCGTTTTTCTCGCCTGAGAAAGCCAGAGAAATTGAATTATCGCTTTTGAATCATCCAAAATTTAAGCCTCGGATTGAAAACGGACAAGTTAAGCCTTCTTTGTTTGAAGAGGCTGGAGGAAAATTTATCGGTTCTGGTTTCGACCCGTCGGCTGAAATTCATGGATCTTATTATGCTCCTAAAATTCCAATCCTAGGAAAAGGCGTTGCCGCGGCTGAACGATCTTCACAAGTGTATGTGAATTTAATGAGAGCCCATCTTTTCGATAATCTTACAAAGAATCTTGGAGAGATGAGTCCTGAGAATAAATCTAATTATGAAGCAGCGGCACAGCTTGCAAATCTGACAACTGGACGGGGCTCTCTTGGTACAAAAGGTGAACGTGCAATTCCATTCCTGAACAATGTTCTTTGGTCAACTCGATTTTCTTTATCAAAGTACCAACAATTTGGGAAAACTGTGCAAGCGTTACTTGACCCGAGAAGCGAAATGCCTGCAAATGTTCGCAAAGAATACCTCCGTCAGGCTGGTGCTCTTGTTGGAACGGGCGTGGCTCTTTTAGGTGCAAGTCAAATGCTAGGAGCAGAGGCTGACTTAGATCCAAATTCTCCTCGATTCTTAAAAGCTCGATTTGGTAAACTAACTTGGGCTCCTTTTGGTTCGGCTACTCCTGATGTTGTAAGACTCATTCAGACTTACATAGGAAGACGATCTGGTAAAGGTAAATTAGTTACTGGTCCTAAGAACTATACTAATCTTTGGTTCAATCCTGATACTGGATCTGGTCGAATCGCTCCTCCTTGGGCTGATATTTATAAGATGGGTGCTCCGGGTAAGTATGCACAGATGGAAACCTCCGGCCTATCTGATCTCGCTGATCTTCCTGAAGTGCCTTCAAAGGCATTAGGAATGTTAGAGCCAATGAGTGTAACTGATCCATTGAAAGAACTATCAGAACTAGGTCCTATTGGTTCGTTAGCGACATATTTACCTGGACTTCTCGGAGAGTCTTTCCAATATGAAGGAGAACCGAGATTTTCTGAGGAACCCAAGAAAAAGAAAGGATTTAGGGCTTCTGTTCGATGAAAAAATTTGTTCTTTTTGTCATTATTTTAACAGCGTCTGTTTTATTTGCTCAGCCGCCGGAAGCTGCATTTAGTTTAACCCCCGCTCAAAAGAGTCCTGTGGATGTTGTAGCTTATGATAATACCGGCGGTGTTATGCCTATTCCAGGCGGAATTTCCTGTAGTACTGGAAACTCTGCGATTGTAACAACAGTAATTGATACTACCGACTCTAATAGATGCTGGGTAATTGCTCAAGCCGAGGGCGAAACTATTATTACTGTCAGCGCTGGTACTCTTCATAATGATTTAAAATTTAGAGTAGCTAGACAGATTGCTTCTATTAGTGTAACTGTTGGTACAGCCGTTTCTAAGTGAGGAATCATGTCTAACTGGATTCAAGGTGCTATCAAACATAAAGGTGCTCTTACAGCTTCAGCTAAAACAGCTGGTAAATCTACATATGAATTTGCTGAAGAGCATAAACACAGTTCTGGAAAAGTTGGACAGAGATCGAGGCTTGCATTGACCCTAGGAAAACTACGACGAAAAAAGAAAATGAAGGGAATGGGACTCTAGCCATGCCTAAATTCTTAGAAGAGAAACTTAAAAAAGAGTACGGTGATAATCCTGGTGCAATCTATGGAACGATGAATAAGCTTGGTTATATGCATGGGAATAAGGAGACCGCTAAAGGTGCAGCGGCGGAAGCTAAACATAATATAGATATTAGAAGGAAGAAAAAGATGAAGGGAATGGCACTATGAATAATTTTGGTTCGATTAAAAATCTTGCTTCTAGTATTGAAAAGGTTCGAGGTAAGAGAAGACTTAATCCTCGAGAGCAGAAAATTGCTATGAGAGAAGGAGCGAATGAATCTGAGACTGAGTCTCCTGAGCATGAGAAAAGTGAATCTCCTACTTTTGAACGATTCGAAATGAGAGGTCGGCGGCGGAAGATGAAAGGATTTGCGTTACCTTAATATATTTTGGACGTCTTTTTAACCAGTCCGAGAATTTCTTTGCAATCAAGAATCGGTAGTAAGGAGGAGCGTCCACTACAAAATCATCTTGGACGACTACTCCTCCTACTCCGAATTCATCATCGATTTGATACAGTTCATTCATCGTCTAATTCCTGCCTGAGCATTCATTGAGAAAATCATTCGATCAATAATCTTAGTAACTTCCTCTACTGACTCTTTAATCATAATTCGAACATCTCCTGTACAAATTACTACAGTTTCCTCTTCTTGTTGAAGAAATGCAATTACAGCTCCAATATTAAGCTTGATTACATACCCTTGACGATTATGAAACTCAAGAAACATCATCTATTTTTACTCCCATCGCTCGTAATTGAGCTTTAGTTTCCTCAATTTCTTTTATTCGTCTGTCGATTCTCTTCTGAGCATCCTTAGCTCTCTGGCGTCTAAGGAATCGATCTAAATTACAGCGTTTACATCGTCTATTCCCTTTATAGATATATGTATTCTGTTCATCATACGGATGACCTTGAGGACAGAAATCCTTGTACTCGAATACTCGTTTCAAAGATATCTCTCCTTAATCTCTGGCTTTAATTTATAATACGACTCCTTCTCTCTCCTTGATACATCAATTGCATTTGATTGAATAAGATTGTCAATTACTCGATCAAATTCAATTGAATCAATATCACCGTAATGAGCTTGTAGAAATTTGATTCGAGCGATTTCATCATTCTTAATTAGATCGTAAAGGACTATTCTAGTTTTCTCTGCCAACTCAGATTTTCCAGCCGCGGCAGAGTTTCTAACTACAGCTTTTCCGGATTGTATACAGGAGCCTAGAGCTTTTTCTAGGTGCCTTTGCTTAACTGTTAAATCTAAATCTTCGTTTAGAGATAAAAGGATAGCGACCTTTAGAACAGAATCATTCATTCTATCCGTATAGCCCGTTTTATCTTCGTGTTTTTTCGCATAGAATTCATGATACCATTCTTTGTAGAATTTCTTTGCCGCGTCCTCAATTTTGAATGGTCCGTTAAGGGTGGAAATGGCTCGAAGATATTCAGAGAGTTTGCTATAGTCAATAGCTCTAGCCGGCGCATCCATAAGCGAATTAAGTAGACGTCGCTTGCTTTCATGGACAAAGATTGTTCTTGCGACAAAACCGCCTGTAACACTTTCTTTGGGTAATGCCTGATTAAGTAGAGTTTCGTTTGAAGCACCGAGTAATGTGACGTATGGGTTCTTAAGAATCTCTCGTCCAGAAGATTTGAGAGTATTCGTCCATTTCTGATTGTAATTGGCATCATATAATTGAGTTAAAATCGAGATACCTTGAGGATCTTCTAAGATTAGATTGATAAACTCTCCGGAGTTAAGGAAGGCCCAGGAATCTAACAGCGGCGGCCCGCCGTTTTCAAATGTTGTCGCTTTTGCCATTTCACTAACGATCGACTGAATTGAATTTCTTCCTCCAATAATTCGAGTGACATGTAAAGGTTCTACTAGTTTTTCTGCAATAGAGTTCGCGAAGCTCTTTCGAAGTCCTGAGTCTCCGACAAGGAGAACGTAAATATTTGGATAGAGCTTATAACCGAATTTGTCAAGCCATATCTTTCTTCCAACGACCGCCGATATTGCACAAAGACCGCTCCAATAGATATAGTTTTCTGGAGTCTCAAACTCACTTGTCATATCGAGCAAGTCGTCGAGAAAAGTTGTCATTTAGTCTGTCGGTGTTTCCAACAAATAGGAGATTTTGATCGAGTCCAAAAAATTCTCTTACAGTCTTTAACTGTACATTTTTCTTTCTTCATTCTCTTTTAACTCCTTCTCCTCGCCTTAGAGCTAATTGATTAGCAAACTCTTCGTAGAGAATCCTTCGATCTTCCCAGTTCCATTCTCCCAATGCCCATTCAAGATAATCTGTAGGAATATTCTCGATTCGTTCGCCTTTGTATTTTCCGAACGGCATTATCTCGATCTTAAGCATCAACTTCCTCAATCAATTTCCTGAGAACTAATTGATTCTCAATCTGAGTATGTAGATCGCTGGGAAGAGCATAATTGTCAATTATATATTGAAGAGTAGATGTCGAAGCCTGGTCAATAGGAACTGGCTTTCCTTTAAAAGGACCAAAATCTAAGATTGGTCGTGAGAATTCTTTATCCACTTCTCCTCCTAGAATTTAGCCACTGTACTGTAGTCTGAGCTAAGATTGACTCATTTAGTCTACTAGCTAAAGTTGACTGCTTAACACTCTCTAGAGCTTGACTAGAGCTATAACTATCTGAGTTTAATAAAGCTTTACAAGCCTCGAATAACTGGTATAAACTTTTATCAAGTTGCTCTGCTGCCTCATCAACTCGAAGCCCTAATTCTAAGTGTTTATCTGGAAAAGGTTTATTGGACTCATCAACTTCTCTGATTATTTCACTCATAGTTCCTCAAATCCATTTTCTGTACTATAGATGATCTTTGCCACTTTTGACTTGCGGATTAACTCTAAACAAAATTCACAAGGCTTAGAGTTAAGTAAGTTACCACGGCGGCCAATACGGAAGTTAAGAACAGTCGTACCTTTTCTCTTATTCGGCCACAGCTTTGACAATGCATTTTGTTCGGCATGTATATCATCATGATTATAGCCATATGAGACAACCTTTCCGCCGCGAAGAATAATAGTTGAATGCTTAAAGTTATTCGGTGAACGCTGAGCTATTCTCTTTCCGAAGTTTAGATAGTTCAAAGCTTTATTTCTTTCAAATGCTTAAGATTCTTTCCAATCTTTATGTCAACTGGAAGCTTTAACTTTCCTCGCTTAAACGATCCTTTTGAGAAGTCAATTTCTTTTTCAAGTTCATTCTTTACTAGTTTAGCAGTCTCGAGAATTTTGTCGTCGTAATCCTGAAAATAAAGAGCATCATGAAATTCAAGAAGAATCTCAATATCAGGTTTGATCTCAATCAATCTAATCATTGCATGCCCGACATGATCTGCTACTATTGAACTACAGGCATGAGCGTAGGCTGATCTTAATAGTTCATCATCATATCTCTCGAAGAAAGTTCGAGATCGTCCGAAAGGTCCGACGATTGTTCTATCAGTCATCAACTGATTCTGAACAGCTCTGTGGAAGACTTTCTTAATTTTTGGAGTATAGGAATGAAACGCCTCGAGCCATTGACCGCATTTCCATTCTGAGGGATTAAGATGCTTCCCATCACAATGCCACTCATCAATCCGAGCACAGCCGATATGTAGTTTATAAGCATTAGATGCTATTGAAGTCATTAGACGCCTTTTTGAGCCGCCGTATTGACCTAAATATCGTCCTTCTTTTGCTGAATATCTTTGATCAGGAAATTTTGATTTAATAGTAGATTCTTCAGTGCCAAAAAACCAATGTGCTGTTCGAGAGTGGATATCGATCGTGTCGAACATTTCAAGCGTTTCATTATCATCACTAAGAATAGCAGCGACACGAGCTTCGGCTTGAGCAACGTCAATTTCGCAAATTGATTTACCTTCATCTGCTACTATCATCTCCCGAATATCAGAACCAATATCTCCTCTCTTTGTAAGAGTAAGTAAAGAGATACCGATTTTAATCGGTCTAGTTGGCGGCTTGAGAACAGACGAAGATCGTCTACCTGTCTCAGTTCCGCATTGATTAATTGAGCATCGAAGTCTATCGTCGAAATCGAGTTCGGCATTAAGATAAGTAGACTTAGTCTTTCGGAATCGTCGGAGTTTAAGTACTAGATCGATAGCTCGTCTTTGTTTGTCATTCTTAGTATTATTGCATAATAGTGCTACTAGAGTATCTTCATCACATCCCGCTCTTACTGGAAGTCTAAGAACTTCATATAGAAGTTTAGGAACAGCTTTAGGAGAGGCGACATTGACTGAAAAACCTGCGAGATCGTCTAACTCTTTCTGATGTTCTTTCTGGAGGATCTCATATTTCTTTCTAAGTTCTTCTCTTTTATCTTTATCAATTCGAAATCCTCGTCGTTCAATATTGACATAGATAGGATGAAGTTTCATCAGATAATCATTATAGAAGGAAGATAATCCTCTCTCCTCAGCCTCTTTAATCATTACCTGATGAGCTTCTAGAGTAGTCGCGGCATCCTTTGCATTATAAATTAGGAGTCTTTCGATCTTATCCTTAGAAGGATCAAAACTTTTTCCTTCATCCTTGTAATATGGTTCCTTCGTAAAAATGCTAGTGATGAATTGAAGTCGTCCAGGAAATTCAGGGTACAGACAATGCATAAGAATGCGACTATCGTATATAACTCTAATAGGAAGGCGTGAAGTAAAGAAGAGCCTCTGTTCATCAAACTTGATATTTTGACCAAGAACTTTAACTCGCTGAAAGAGCTTAGCTAATAGCTCATAGATAACTACTAGATCTGAATCTGATACTAGATCAATTGAACGTAGAAGAGGAATAGATATAGCGTGGTAAGGAACAAAAGCCAGAGCAATACAAGAAGGGATGCATTGATAAGTTTCGATATCAACTGAGACCTCATCATGAGACCGATATGTTTCTAGAAATCTGTACAGTTGTGCCGCCGAGCGGCAGACTTCGATGTTTCTTTGTGGAAGTCGAAAATCTTTAAATTTTGATTCTTCTGCTGCTCGTCCATAATCAAGCTTGATGTAAGCCCTGGTGCCAAATGATATACCTTCCCGCCCAGGAAGTAAGTTCGCTGGATGTATGGAAGGAATGACTTTGGGGTAGACCCTGTTAATCGGACTAAGAATTGACCCGCGGTAATCAAATATACCGGAGTATCCGGACTTACTTTTCTTGTCAATTTTTCCGAGCCCTGTAATATGGTGAAAGGCATAATTTCCTAGAGCAAGAATAGCATTAGGTTTAATTGTGTCAATCTCTGACCAGAGTTGAGGGAGTTGATCTTCTACTTTGATGTTGATTTCAGACAAACGGCGAAGATCATTATCGGGAGGGCGATACTTGATAATATTTGTGATATAGACTTCTGATCTTGAGACACCAATATCAGTCAACAGGCTGTTAAGAATATCACCTGAAGGACCGACAAAGGGTTCACATCTTTCATCTTCATACTTTCCTGGGGCCTCGCCGACTATCATTAACTTGGCGGCGGGATTTCCTATTCCTGGAACATAATTAGACATTTAAATTGGTGCCGCCGGCGAGATTCGAACTCGCATTTGACTTTCGTCGCTTGGGTTTAAGCCAAGAGTGTCTGCCAGTTTTACCACGGCGGCAATCTTTATTTATTTCTCTGGTAACGCTGGTAAGTCTTTGAGAGTTAGACGTTCTTGGGCTAGCTCGGATTTCAGTGCCTTAATCTCTTCAGCTTGTTTCGCTTCATTTCGAGCAATTTCTCTGAGTCTCAAAATCTCATCATAGACAATTCTAGGAGAAGTATCTGGATGGAATCCTAATAGGATCCAGACTGTTTCTGACTTCCTCTCGTCATCTCTCTCATTCATAAATTACATACCAGAAATCTTTAATCTCTTCAGATTTCAGATAAGGATGCTGGTTATTTCTTGTTTCTATTCCTTTTTCTAGAATCTCAAATAACTTCTTTACTCCCTCCATTAGAGAAATCGATTGAAAGATTGTCATCTGAAGGCCGAAGTCTGTTCCGATTATAAAGCTGTATCTCTTCATCTTCACTTATCAATTGAGAGGACATGATAGCAGTATAAGTTGCAAGATCGAGCAGAGTATCATCAATACTTTCATTTTTCGGCTGTTTGTCTTTGCCCAAGAGTTCATGTAAGCGAGCAACTTTGACTCCGATTAAAACTAGATATACTTTGTATAAAGGGACTTGAGAAAAAGATGATGCGAACTCAAAATTAGAGTAGGGATTTGAGTCGTTTGCATAGTCAGAGTTCTTCTTGTCATGAATCTCTGACATCTTCTTTAGAAGAGAATCGAACTTAGGATTTTTCATATTCCTTTCTTACAAGATCACTAATATCTGTAATCCGCTCTACTCGAAATGTACATCCTTCATGATCGTATGACTTGATAATATTAGAGAGATTTGAGAATTCCGTAGAGACTTCGAGTAGAGTTACTGTACCATTAGCGTTTAAGAAAAGGATCCGATATCGTTTATTCATATAAATCTTAGTTTCTCATTTGGTCTGAAAGTAATAAGATGTCTAAGACCTCTCATATAGTGCATCTTACATCTCTTGTTTGCTTTTCTCTTCTTATAACATCGAGGATTTCTGACGATACATTGCTTTCTCATAACTATTTAAATGCCGCCGTATCTTTACCCTTGCGGCGGCTCAAGGTTTAATCAGAAGTACAGCCGATCCTTCTGACTAGTTACTCTTCTCCGCCAATTTCTCTGTCTTCGTTATCGTCCTCCTCCTCTTCATCCTCCCAGTCTTCGTCTGGAAGATCAGAATCAAGATCGTCATCAGGTCCATCAATACTTGACATTGACTAGTCTCTCTTTCTATGAAAACTAGTCAATCTTCTGGAAGTCTGAAATCTTTGGGAGCATCTTTCCGTCGTACAACTCTTGACGGACGAAGATATACAGTTCCCGACCCGGAGCATTCTCAAACTTGTAAGATTCTCCAGGAACGACATCCGCTCCGAGTGCTTGGAAGAATTGAATCGCGGAGCGACGATTGGGTTCCTTCTCTGAGAAACAATGCCGGAGTTTCCGACCGCTGAAATCTCCGGAATCGAGGATCTCAAAATGGACCCAGTCATTCATTGAAGTCTCGCCGGTATCCTTATTCGGCTTTGAGACTTTCTCCTCATGCTTTTCGACCTTCGCTCGGTAGCGTCCAGGCGGAATTGGCTCTGAGGCTTTGATGTCTTGAATTGTCGGCGTGAGCGCTGGCATTTGCTTATTCTCCTATTTTGCTAGTTTGGCTCTGACTGCTGCATCTTTTGCTTCAAGTAATTTACGAAGGGCTACGGTACGTTCAGAATTTCTTGGTAGAGACGTTATCAAAATATCTGCTAGTTTAGCAAATTCTTTAGAGGTTTCTTGCAGATGTGGAGGTAGATGTTCATACTGAAAAAACTGCATAATATGATCTACTTGATCCAACTTTACCTCCTACTTGAGATACGACATGATCGCATCGTACAGTCCGCCGCTGATATCCATTTTCGGCGGTAGCGGGAGAGCTGACTTTGCGATCGCTTTTGTGTTTGCATCTGTGTATGCGACTCGTTTCATTGGATCTTTATCGGTAAATCCTTTCTCTGTATCAATATAGTACACTTCATCGAAATAGTTTAGAGCTATTTGATTGATCTTATTTCCGTACGCCGCGACCGTTTCAATCTTCTGCGCATTACCTTCAGTTCCTACTGTTCGTGTGATCGGATGGAAAGTCATAATGACGTTACAAGGAAGAACTTTTGCAACATCTAGAATCTGTGAAATGAAAACTGTCTCTCCATTAATTTCATCCCAGCCTGTTACATAAATGCCACCCTTGGTAGTTTTACCACTGTCTCCTCTAGCTAACATCTGGGCAGTAATCGTAGTAACTGAGAGTGAAGTTAGTGAATCGACTACAATAGTCTTCCAAGGACAAGAGTGAACGAGACTGTTGAATGCAGGTCTAAAGATTGAATTGAGTTCTTTTGGTCCGTAGGAATCGAAATCAATGTCTGCATCGGGATGGACTTTCTTTACACCTTTCATCCGGCCGTCGAAATCAAAAAATTTAATTGGTCCTACTTTGTGAAATGAACCGGCGGCGGCGGATTTACCTGCGCCGGTTTGGCCGATTAATGCGATCATAAATCGTTTCTTTAGATCGACGTCTTTTAGTTTCATTCGTTATTTAGATAACTCCCATCAGTAAACATTATAAACTCTGAATTTCGTCTCTTAGTCAATCCTGGTAGCTCTATTAGCTCACCATTATTTCTAGCTTTATTATAGAATTTAATATATCTAGCTGCGAGTTCGAGTCTTTTCGCTTCTAAAAATTTAAAGATAGAGGATTTTAGGAATGTATTTACTCCGAGATTAAATATGAAAGATGAAAGAGCGTCGAATTGATTTTGATTTAATTCTTTAAAATGAAAATTTAAACATCCTTCGCCGGGAATTAAATCTTCTTCGAGAAGTTCATTTGCTCTTTCTTCTGAAATTATATCTATCGGATTGACGTGTCTAACGTGTCCGTATCCTATTGTCCAAAGACCGATTGGATCTTGGTAAGCATTTAAACTAAGACTCTCCCAGGATTTGATAAATGACTTACCTAGATCAGAGGTTTTCAATTTAGTCCGAGACCTTTCATTAAATTATCGACATCAATCTCAGGAGAGAGAATTCCTCTACACTTATCACAAATAGGTTTAACTCGATTGTTCTTTAGCTTGCGGAGAATAAACTCATCTCCGCATTTCCAGCAAATAGTTTTCACTCCGAAAGCTAAAGCTTCTGGATACCAAGATGGACATTCTGTACATTTGTAAATGACTTTCTTTACTTTTACTCTCTTAAGTTTATGAATATGACTCATTACGATTTCTCAATAGGATCAGTATGATACTTTCCTAATTCTTTCTCATATTGATCTTGGTAAAAATTCTTCTTTCTCACTAGAAGAAGCAATTCTTTTGCATCCACAAGAATCATCTTAGTAAAAGGATCAGTATGATTCTTGATCCAGTCTTCGCTTTCAATCAAATGTTTTCTGGGCGAAGATGTCACTTCTTTGCTCCTGGAATAAGAATAGTGGGTTTGTTGGTAGCAGAGACAGTGTGTTTTCCTTTTTTCTCATCCTCCCACCAAAGATTAGAACACTTCTTGGGTTTGGAACAAAACTTTTGAAGTTGTCTTGGAGCGTTAAATTCCTCTCCGCAGTAAATACACTTTGCTTTAAACTTAAAAGTATACTGTCTCTTTTTTTTTTTTTTTTTTGATAGATTAGACCGTGTTTTTTAGCCCTGCAATTGCAGCTTCAATTCCAGCTAGTTCATTCTTGAGTTCATTCCGTCTTTGTCTTAGACCGGAGAGAAGTTCATTAGTTCTCATTTTGCACCAAAAATGTCATAAGGCTCACCTTTAACGAAGTCTCGATTCAGTTTATACTCTCTTGTATCTGGTCTAGTTGAACAGATATCTCTAAACATGCAGCCGCCGTACTTATCACAAGAGGTGAAATTAGGAGGGAAGAACCCTTTCTCCATTCCGAGTTTAATCATTGTACAGATATAGGATGCGTTTTCCCTCCATTCATCTAGAACAGAATCATCGAAATTGAGAATTGCTCGTCGAAATCTCTGTGCCCCCGTGTAAGATTCTTGAAGACCGATTGTGTTAACAATAATTAGATTCTGTTCGAGAGCCCAAGCATATGCCATAAATTGATGAGATAGGGGAGATGGATCTGAAAATCTAGAAGTTGTTTTATGATCTACTAGAGTAATCTGCTCATTCTGTTTGACGATCAGATCAATCTTTCCTTCGAGATGAAATTCGTATCCATCAATTTCAGTCAGAAAGATATCGAAAGGTTTCTCTACCGCAATCGGAATCCAATTCTCACCGGCATAATGAAGAGCATATTCCTTAAATACTTTTACTTCGCCTTCAATATCATTTACTCCTAATCCAAGATTAATCGAATGGCGGCGGCCATCTTCAATTGAGCGGACAATATTCTGTTCCCGTTGATCAATCTTTCCTTGATAATAGGACTCGAGAAACTTATGAAAGAGATCGCCTTTCTCTAGAGAAACTGACTTATTTCTAGGAAGGAAAGAGAGAACCTTCTCGAACTGGAATTTACGAGCACAAGACGAATAGAGATTAAGAGTGGAGGGAGAAATTGAGATAATCTTAGACGACATCTTTTGTATCTCCTAGGATGTAAAGAATTTCATTGATTCTAGCTTTGAGAAGATCGTTTAGAGAATATGTTTTCTTTGCATAGACAGATTGATCTTTTGTTCGATTAAGTTCCTCTTCACAAGTTTTAAGATAAAATCGCAAGTCTCGTTCTGTTAGCATTTGAATTCTTTAAAGCCTCTTTGTATTAGCGTATTTATTTTGAGGAACGCTTTTATAGATTCTCCAGCTGTCTCTAAGAAGTTCTGTGAAGTCTAGTCTAGGTAGAGATTTCATCTTTACTATCTCTATTACCTTCTTTGTGCCGCTCAATGAACTCTCCTATTTCAATTGAGAGTCGTTCGCATTTAGCTCGCATCTCTCTAAGAATATCAATAGGATCTTCCTCTGATCTTGCCCAGAGAACCTTTGAAATTAGATATTGAAGAGTATCAATATCTGCTTCCCAACGTTTACACTGTGTATTGATTGTTTCAATCAAGATTCTTTCCTGTGATCTTTTTAACTATATGTCCGAATCTATCATAGATGATGATCTCTTTGGCGACAAATCTGGAAGACTTAACAGTTCTTTCATTAAGAACTCGAGTCTTCTCGACTTTTAGAAAGTAATCTTCTTCAGAGGTTTGCATAGTAAATTGTAAGAAAGAGAATAGAACAAACAGCAATGATCATTAGATTCTTAGCGACTTCGGCAAGGAAATTAATTAGATTATCCTGCCGCGGAATCTTAAGAATTATCATTCTCTACCTCTACTCTTTCAATTTTAGTCGTTTCATCATCAAAGAATTCGAATAGATCACAGTCAACGTATTCGATTGGATCTTTGAGAAGTTCTGGAAGGTACTCATCCTCTAGAAGGCGGCTAATTGTTACTATGATTTTCTTCATTGATTAACTCGAACATTTTGATGCGAGGATTCATTCTACTCCAGAAATGAATACGACATTTATCATCACAAAACTTCTTATCTAATCTTCGGAGTTTCGGTAAGAGTTTATTACAACTCTTACATGATTTAGATTCTAATCGAATACGCAATTTCTTTGTTCGATATTTCGAGTGTGGCTGCCTGACCACACCCCCTAGAACCGCCAAAACGGGGCTCTCCTGGTACGCTATACGAGGACGAGTGTCCCTTCGTTCCAGCGACCTTTTGCCCGTTGTAGGCGATTCTAGACCGTAGCAACGGCATTCTAGAAAGCATCACTGACCGCTTCGTGCGCCATGAACAAGCAAGTAGCGGGGCATAAATTACTCAATAGATCCTAAATCAGTAACTGATTGAATGAAACTATCCTTAACTTCGATAAGGTCAGGTTTGAGCTGAATTTCTGTATCTAGAACCTGATCATAGATCAAATCTTCTGCGCTTTCAGCAGTATCAGTATTGATATAATAGGTCTCACGAATAGACTTGATTACGACGACTTGATATCGGTTCATTAGAAACTCTAAAATTTGGAGGGTTTAACTTACTGAAATAATTAACCTACTATCGAGAATTCCTCACATTCCTAAGAACCAAATAGGAATTTCCAACAATAACAATACCAGCAACCACATTAGCCAAGATAGGCTTTCGCTTATGGAGTTCTTTATACGTGAGAGCAGAAACAGAACCATAAGAAGTATTGATAGCGATACGAGCGCTTCGATTCTGGAGAAGAGGATTAATTTCTCTTGCCCCGTGAGACAATGCATATTCTGTAGATCCTAACTCGAGGGCTTTAGATAGAATGAGTGGGATTGTGAGATTCACTTGTTTCTCCTATTATTCGTTTTCTTTAATCAAAGCATCGATTCCGATAACAGTGGAGTTATACCAGTGGACTACATCAAAGATTTTTACCTCTTTACCCTGAGAGTCGATTATAAAAACCTCCGGGTCTTCGTTAATAGACTCTCTATCTTGAAGTTTATTAATTAGATCAGTCAGTCTCATAGTTTTTCTCAACTTTCCTCTCAACCATCGTAGTGCAGCATTTGAAACAGTACATTTGTTTATCGTGAGTTACTTGTCCGGGGGCACAGTATGATTCTATACATTCATAGAATGAATTACAAAGAGGACAGAAGTGTTCGTGAGTCATTGTCTTAGTCATAGCTTCCATTTATTTATACAAATTCCAAATCTATATTCATACCAGTATTCACTGTCGTGTGTGACTCGGTGATTGCCAATATGTGTTATAGACGAGTTGAAAGAACTCCTTATCCTCTGGAAGAATAAGCTCACTGTTAATAAGATCCTTTTTAAGGATCTCTTCAATGAGAAGAGAATCATATTTATTTCCTTTCGGGGTAATGTAGAACTTTTGACTCATTTTAAAATCCCCACTCTTTCCTTCCATGCTCACGAATCATGTCGGATAGATCCTGAAGAACTTCTGACTCGTCCCAATTAGCTTTCCTACCGTCCAAAGCTTCGTGAACGATTCTACGCTTATTCTCTACCAGCTTTGTAAAGAATTCATCAATTGATCCAAGTGCAATCATGTAAGTTGCATCGACAGAAGAAAAAGCCGCGCCGATTCTAGAGAATCTTCCTTCAGCTTGTTCCTCATTTGCCGGATTCCATTGTCTTTCATGGAGAATACAATCAGAGCAAAACTGAAGATTTAAACCCTCGCCGGCGGCCAGAGTTGAAGCGATCATTATTCGATTGCCGTTCTCAGCAAACTTAAGAACGGTCTTATTTCTCTCCTCCGGAGTCAAAGATGAAACTAGAGATAGAGGAGGATTGAAGCCGCCGTCGTTACAAATAGAGGTAAGTTTGGATTTGATACTTTGATGGACATCATCATGATGAGTAAAAATTACAATCTTTCGATCCGTCTCGATAAGAAACTCTGAGACAAAATCGATTGTCATATCAATCTTGCCGCGGCCGGTCAAGTGTCTCATACGAGTAAGAAAAGCTAGAGTCTCTCCTTGATTTTTTCCTCCAACCTTACCATCTTTTTGGTCATAGAATTCACTAAATCGTTCTACTTCTTTCTTGTAGAGTTTTTCGATGTCCGCACCAAGATCGGCGTACCTGAACATACGATTGATCTTCGGTAGATCGGGTAGGACTTCATTTCGCTCATATCGAATGATAAAGTCTTTAGTTCTCTCTTTAAATCTTTCCGGATCGACCAAACGGCCAGAACGAGTCTTTCTGCCATCGAAATAACTCCCTACCCAATTGCACATGAAAGATTGATAAGAAGAGAAGATTTCAGGTTTGAGGATGTTTAGAATTGGAAAGTATTCGTCAATTCTATTCTTGATTGGCGTTCCAGAAAGAGCGATTACTTTAACTTTCTCAGTAAATTCTTCCTTCTTTTCAATCGTTCCATCACACCAAGAAACTGCACCTTCGGTACAACCGATATCTTTCGCTGTTTTGAACCAGATATCTCTATGTCCGGCGCCGGGAGTTATTGCATGTGTAATCTCATGAAGAATTGTTTCGATTACGTTATCTTCAGAGTCTTTCTCCGCGTGGGACTTTGAAATACGAATGACTCCTTTAATAATTCCTTCGCCGGCGGCTCGAACTGAACACTCACCGAGTTTATAAGAGCCAAGATTTGAGAACTTTAATTCAAATCTTTCAGAGATGCCATGATATTTAAAAAGGTCGCGGGCGATCATTGTAATTCGTTCTGTCGAATTATTATGATCTACGATCTTCTCTCTAAATCCTTCTTTAACGAGTTTCATTACATGATGTGCTCGTTTACTCTGAAGATTCTTAATCGACTGACACTCGTCAAGAATGACAGTCTTGACTTGAATAGTATCTAGCCATTCTGCTGATCTTAGTTTATCGATTGAGACAATGAAAATCTTGAAGATAGAAGTCAAAGGAGCATCGTTTCCTTCGATAATTTGAGGGACGAGACCTGTCCAGCGGATGATTTCTGAATACCATTGATACTTCAATCCTGCTTTGGTCAAGATCATACATGGGAGTAATTCAGGATGCTTTTTAAGCACGGCAAGAGAGATTACTGTTTTACCCAGACCCATTTCATGGGCAACTAGACCATTGAAGTTAGCCTTTTCGAGAAAGTGGCAGGATTCAACTTGAAATGGATAGAGTCTTCGGCCGTCGGAAGATTGATAGTCTGAGTAATCCTCTTCCTTTCCTTCTTCTTCGATGATTACGTGGCGGCACTTTAGTTCTATATACTTCTTACCTTGAAGAGTGAAAGTAGATTTATTGATCGCCTTTACGCCGCATTTAGGACAGTTAGTTAGAAGTCTCATTTTTTATTCTAATACTTGTAATCATGATAGTAGATGCTATCACGATAATTATCTACAAGATTGTCGTAGATATTCTTTGAGTTCTCAGAGAGAGCTTTGTAAGTGAGAGAAAATCTTGGCTTGAAGTAAGACATCTTACTTAGCCTTCTGTACTTATCACTTCCTTGACCTTCGTGATAATTAGAGAAGAACAAGTAATATGCTTCGACGATATCAAACTTATTATAGTAAGCATCTCTCTTTTGCTTTGTGAATTTCATACAATCCTCGCAGCTGCAGTAGATAGAATGGGGACAATTCTCTTCGTAGCACATTTTAGTCAATCCTTCGAATTTCGATTGTATCTCCGTATCCTGAAATATCAACTGGTTTATTTAGGATCAATGATCCTGGCCAGAAATTTCCGCACCAATTCTTTGCGTAGTTGTATGCCTCAATGAAGGAATTGAATGTTGAATTATTCCAGCACGGAGCGACCTTGCAGTTAGGATACTGCGCTGGCCTTCCGCTTTCGAAGACTTGATATTTCACTTTTCAGCCTCCTTTCGGCAATGCTTACAAATGAAGTGAGTACACTTACAAAGTTTACACTTCAGCTGTCCTAGACACTTGTGCACTTTACTTTCTAAATGCTCTGAGATTGTCTCAAATTTTTCGTTGTAGAGGATTTTATTGAATCCTTCGTCGAGGGAATTGTAATACTTCTCAGCCGCGCCGAAGTCTTCAAACTCTCGCCAGTCGTCTTGAATTCTGTCAGTGTCAACGTAGTATTTCATTTTACTTTCCCTTCAGCATGTTTGCAATAGTATCGTCTGAAAGACCGGCTTTCTTCAAAAGAGCAATTGCTTTCTCTTGATCTGTCTTCTTTTTGACTTCTTCAATTGGCTTTACGATATACTTTTCATCGGCGGCCCGAATTCGCTTTTTTGTCTCGATATCGGAAGATTCAATCTCCTCGTCCAATTGAACCTTTACAGACATACAGTAGACTTTTTGAATCTTCTGTGCTGTATCGAGAAAGTGAATGAATTCCAATTTCTCGTCCGGTGTCATATCTGCTATCATCTTATCTGGTACTTGACAGTAGAGAGAAGAGAGTAGCTCTTTAGGAGATTTATTCAGAATCTCGTTGAAATGAGCCATGAAATCCTCTTTCTTCATTGCCGATTGTATATTCGAGATGTTAGCATAATTCTTTGAAACAGTCGGCGGTGTTTCGCTGGAGTGATTCTCCCGGCGCGGCTCGAATTCTCCCGATTCTTTATTTATCTCGATTGTCATTTGATTACTTTCCTTTGAAAGATCTGTTCTCGATTATCTTTTAAATGTACTCTTTTAACCTTTCATACCTTGTTTGTAGGTTTTACAGAGGTTTTTTCTGAGATTTTCCGGCTTTTTTCCGGGTTTTTTCTCCGGTTTTTCCGTATTTTTTCTGTGTCGTGGAGGGTCGCATCTAACGGAGTATACGGATCTTACGGCCGGAATGTTCCGTTAAGAGGTAGGTATCTCTACCCAGGTAGGGGGGTTGTGTCAAGGTGGACACGTCCAGAAAAGAGGACAGTGTGGTAAAAGAGACACGGGAAAAATTGCCGATCCAAGAGGTTGGATGATTGATTCATATATATGTATATATATCATATATAATATAGAAGGGTACTAACGACCATCCCATTACCGGACACTGTCCGGAACCGGACACTTTTCCCATTTTCGGACACCGTGGCAAGCTTGACACACACCCCTCCCCGGGGTCAGATACCTATCTCTCTTCCAGCCTATCTCTATACCAGTCAAAGACTTAACCCCCAAAAAATCCAGAAAAAACCAGGAAAAAGAGCGGAAAAAGGGGAGAAAAAGAGCGGAAAAATCCAGAAAAAGTCTCTGAAATTCTTACAAAGTGTCCTAAGTTAAGGACACCTACAAGGTATGTTAAGGGTATTGTTAAGGATATTAAGATTAAGACTTATAAACGGGAACGCCTTATGCCAGAATAACGTCTGGCACTACTCTCCCATCCATCAGTGTCAAAATCCCGGTTATCTTTCCCATTACGATAAACTCGTCGAGCGAATTCTCGAGAATCGTAAGGAAAGAATTGATCTAGAAGCTTCTCTAATCCTGGTGAGTCGATCAAACATCCTTCACAGATTGAATTTGACTCTTTCTCCGAGCAGAGGCTTAGATCACAAGGGAAAGAGTTAGAACAGACTAGACATTTGTGTTTATTCATTTTAGATTCCTTTATTTGAGATATCCGGTTTGTAGTCGTAGTAGTAGTAGTCGTAGTAGTAGTCACAGTCGTAGTCGTAGTAGTAGTAGTAGTAGTAGTAGTCGTAGTAGTAGTAGACGTAGTTATCATCCCACTTATTGTCACAACCCATACAGATTATATGTTTTTCATTTGGGAGAAGGACTACGTACATGTTTTTGTACTCGACAAGTTTTGATTTGTTCATTTTAGGTTATCCTTAAAGGATTCTTCGAGGGTGTGAAACGGTTTCTCTGGATCGTTGGTTTCTGTATAGAGAATCTTGTGTGGACAAGAGAGTTTGTCGTAGTAGTCTCTGGCACAAGTTTCGTTTTGAAAGGATTGGAACCGTTCGTGATGGGCACACGTGCAATCGACGTAGTAGTATATCTTCTCCATTATTCATTCTCTCGGTTCATGATACTGTGATAGAGTTTCATAGCCTTGAGTTTGATAGTGATGTTGTCCGTCTTCTTAGCGAGAGCAAGGACCCTAGCAGCACGCTCAAGGCTCTCGTTACGAAGTCTACGCTTTTCGTTCTCGTAACGACCCTAAAGCGCCTTGTACTTTTCAGGATTCATTCTAGATCCCTTTTCTTTTCTTTTTCGAAGTTTTGATTTTTGAAAATTTCCTCACAAGTCTTTGAACAGAAATGATAAGTCTTTCTGAAAGCGAGCAGTGAAGAGTACCAGGGTTTAGTCTGTTTACAGTTAGTACATTTACGAGTATTCATCTAATCCTCCGTTTTAGTCGAGTATCGAAAGGATCTAAGATAAACTCTCGATACTCGGATAAAACGTCCGGTTTTAAGGATTACCGGAAACCTGTGCGAAACTTTTACGCAGCAGCATCCTTACGCATACGGGCCTCAATTTCCTCCGCCGAGGTACAGTTAGCGAAAGCCGGGATCTGAGAGAAGAGCCCCTCGCCCTTTCCCCAAAGCTTCTCCGCCATCTTGACCACGGGATCTTCCGGAGCCTTGTTGGCCAGGACGGTGTCAGTATACACCTTCTGATTGTAACCGCGGAGGGCGAAATTGATAAGCCCCGGCGTTCCCCGCGTTTCATCTTCCTTTACTCGGCCACGGGAAACCTTCTCGTAACCAACCGGGATCGAATTGCTCTGAAAGAACGTAAGCAATTCCTGAAGATCAACGTCCGCGTCCTCGGGATCTACGACGATTCGCTGGTATTCGACGTCACCAGCATCCGTCTTTGCCTTCGCACTCTCAAACTTCAGACTCATTTGATTCTCAACCTTTCTTCTTTTCTAGCTCTCTTTGGAAGCTAGCGTCAAGATTGCTTACCAGGATTTAATCCCTGTTTCGGTTTTTTAGTCCCGCGGTCGATTATCTTATTAGGCGCTACCCTAAGTTTTTATCGACCCTTCGCTATTGCAAGCAACCTTGACGTTAGCCTCCAGTTTCTGATCGGGCATTTTTCCCATCTGTGTCCTTTTTGCCTCGCTCGTCTGTCTCGTCCCTCTCTAATGAGCTATACGAGTCTGGGAGCGTCTTTGTTCCCAGAATCCTATCTCTCAGTGGTCTCCATTTGGTTACCGAAAAGCGTGAGTGCCAGAAGATGGAAGTTAGCGTGGCAGGTTCCTGCCTCTTCCAGCCGACGGATAGCCTCTCTGAGGATTTCCGCTTGTACATCTTTCTCTGAGACTATTGTCTTGAGAAGATACTGATCTTTATCCCAACCCTTTCTCATCTAAACTCTCCTTACTAGACTGTACGGATTTGACCTGAGAAGGTTCCCATTTTGAAAAGATTTATTTGCTAGCAAGACCTATGCCCGGTAATCTTTCCCTTTCTTTCTTTTTACAATCTTTCACTTGACATGTTTCATTTGTCCGAAAGTCGGACATTTGACCGCTGGTCATTTCACTTCTTTTTACATAATTAAACCTGGCACAGATTGTGCAGTAGTCAGTCAATCGGGAGATTTTACCTGGCATGATTGTTGTCTGTGACATGTCTTTACAGTCCCGCGCAACTATTTATGATTTTTAACAAGTCTAATGGAATAGTATTTGCATTAGCAAAGTCTGTGCCGCCCGAGTCGGTATTAATTACCTGGCACGGGAAAAATTCTCATGCCAGTTGTAATTTTTACATCAAAGATTTTACAAACATTTTACAACCTTGACAATCTTTTACATACGTACACGTCTTTTTACGGGTCCCATCTGGCATGGAAATTGCAGCTGTCGCTAGTATGTACGTTAATAAAATTACAAATATACAAATCTCAAATTAGGGTCCCATCTAAGAATAGAGTCTCATAAAAGGTAGAACAAAGACTCCTTGTTATGCGTATACCTCTTTAGAGGAGAGGTCTATCGACAAGGAGCGAGTTTGAATGAGATTCGGACTCTAAATGTCAGAATGACGACGATAGTTTCTCTTCTCTCTTTTTATTAGTTTGAGGACTTGATTAAGTATAAGGACTTGATTAAGTATAGGAACTCTAAATGGTAATCGGTTTTCAATACGTACTAACTGCCGCCGCCGTTCAATTAACCGATCCGACGATTCTAAATATTCCTCAAACTGGAAATCCTACGACTGGAACGGCTAGATCGACTAAAGCATTCCAGCTTCGTATTCGTAATGCTACCGGCGCGGCTAATGCTATCTATTTAGGTCTATCAAACGTTACAAACGTCCCAGCGAACGCATTTGCTCAAGCCGGCGCCGGAGAATTAATCGAGTTTGGTCCTTTTGCTATTCCTTTAATCGAATTACATGATCTCTATTTAGTAGGAACAGTAAACGCTGCAAATCTTTGTTTCATTGAGGCAGTGATTTAGTTCGGCCTTTTATCGTTGTTCTGGTGTGTCTAACCATCGGGTGAACGGCAGAAACTTTAAATGCTGAATTACCCGTCGCGGCGTAAATAGCTGGGCTAAGGAGACTAGCTAAACCCTCTAGTCTCCTTAGCATTTTAATAATGCCTCAAGATATTTGGTCTGCAATTAAGATCGCATTTGGCCTCGGAATCGGTTGGACTATTGGTGTCGCTCTAATGAGTACGGTAATTTCTTTTCTACAAAACAGCTTGAGGAAGCAATGATCCTAACTAGAGAACAGGCTGAAGAACGAGAGAAGTCGGAAGATAATGCGATTAATATCATTCATAAGATTACAGGTAAAGGTCAACATCGAAGCGCGGCACGAACAGAAGGAAGTACAAATCGAACTACAGCAGAAAGAGCTATGATCGGCCTAACTGCTAAGTTCGATACGATTGAGAATACCGCAAATATGTTTGGAGTGAGTAAGTCATCTGTAACAGCGTATAAGAAAGGAGTGACGACTCACAATAAAGAGACAGCATCGGAAATCTCTAATCAGGAACTTAGAGTTTCGATTACAGAGAAATCGGATAAGATTGCTGAGTCTGCTGTAGATAAACTAATGGGAGCTCTTAATCTTATCCAGCCAGAATTACTAGAGAAAAGACCAGTTAGAGAAATTGCCTCCGTCGCAGTATCTCTAGCTAATGTCTTTGATAAAGTCAGACCTCAAACAGATAAACCCGCCGCGGCTCAAGTAATTATCTTCGCGCCGGGGCAGAGGAACTTAGAAGAGTATAATGTTGTAGAGGTTGAAACTAAATAGCTATAGACTCAATTTCAGATTATAGTCTATAGAAAGGGATCGAAATGCCTTCAGTAATTGGTCGGCCATTTAGGTCAGAAGTATTAGTTCCTCGTCGATTCTCGCGTTTAGTAGTTACAAACGCGCAGCTCTTAAATCTTTTCACTACTCAGATTACTCTTGTTCCTGGAGTGTCTGGATTCTTTTATGTTCCTCGTTGGTTCCATGCGGTTAAAGATGCTGGAACGGCTTATACTCTAAATGCTTCTACTTCTTTTGGAATCTATTGGACTAACATAGCAGGTGCGGCGGCGGCAACTGTAGCTCCGGCTGGATTTCTAGATCAAACTGGACAGTTAACTATCTTTGGCAGTGGGCCATTTACTGCATCGGTAGTGACTGCAATTAATGGCGCACCTTTAGTGGTTGGAAATAACGTAGCCAACATGACTCTAGGAACAGGGAACGTCACAATTTTCTGTATCTATGATATCTGGCCGATGTCCTTCGCTTTTGTATAGAGACTCTAATGTTAGAATATGGTAAGCTTCTAAACTTCGAGTCCCAGCTTTTACCTCCTCTTCTTTACAGAAGGTTTGTAATTCCATCTGCTCAAGTTTTAACCTCCTTTACGACTCCAGCGGTACATGTGATTTAGTTATTCAGATGTTAGTTCGTGTTTGGATCAATGGTCAGCCTTTAGCTTATTCTTAAGGAGTTCATATGGCTGTAGGAGTTTTGGATATTGTTGGCAATAACTACGGCGGAACTTCTTATAATCAGTCCGGCGTAGGAGACAGAGTTCAGGATCGTAATGGCGTTCTCGGAACCGTAACAGCAATGATGCTAGATCCTTTAGGGAATTCTCAACATCGTTGTGTAGTTCTAACAGATGTACTAGCTGATGGAAATCGACACGAAGTCCCAGCGGCGGATTGTCAAGCTTTAACAATTATCTCACACGCTGATGGAACCGGACTCGTATCCGGCGGCGGCCAAGGTCCAGCAGTTTCAAACAATCCTCCGACTGAAGGCCATATTCTTAATAATCCAGTCAAGGTTGGTTAACCAAATGGCACTAGATAATATCCTAGATAAAGCTGGAAATAAATACGGCGGCACGACTTCAGGTCTCGCCGGCTTTGGAGATACTGTTCAAGATGTCTCTGGAACAGTAGGAACTGTTCAGAAGATTTGGATTGATCCTAACGATCCTTTAAATCTTTCAAAAGCTCTTGTTCTTCTAACAGGAGCAAATCAAAACGCAGATCGAAATATTCACGAAATTGAAGCTTTCACTCGTGCTCTTCAGATTACTGCTCATGCCGACGGTACCGGACTTGTCTCCGGAGGAGTAGCCGTCTCTTTTCCAACAACTGTGCCGCCGACGAGTTATAACTTTCTACAGAATCCTCTTAAGATAGTCTGATGCTTAATAGACCCTCTAAATTACAAAATTTAATTGAACAGTCAAACTCTGTTATTATTACAGAGGCTCAGATTAGGACTCTGCGTGCTACTCCCGTTCAAATTGTTCCAGCTACTCCCGGATATTTAATTGTTCCTTATCTTTGTTTAGCTAATAAGAAAGCTGGAGCTGCATATGGAGGCGGAGGAGGTGCAACTTCTTTTAGGTTACGGTATCCAGTATATGGCCAAATTACTAACGGATTTTTTCTAGTTACTGGATTATCAGTTACAGTTGAATCTTTAGCAGTTATAACAATTCCTAATATGGCTCTAAATCTTAATTCTGTAGTTTATGGTGCCGGTCCAGGTCAGGGAATTGGAGAATCAATTACATTCTCTCACGATGGCGCCGCTGAATTTACTGGCGGTTCTGGAGAGTTAAAGGTCGTTACATTTTTCTGGTTACTTCCTCTTAGTCTTCTTTATTAAATTTAATGCCCGCCACTCAAAAAATCTGGAAACCGTCAGCACGACAAGCTGAGTTTCTAGCTCTACCCGATGATATATTTGAAGCTCTATACGGCGGAGCAGCCGGCGGCGGAAAATCAGAAGTTCTATTAGCGCTTCCTCTGGTTCGAGAATTCTACAAGAACCCAAAGTTTCACGGAATCATCTTTAGACGTACATTTCCCGAATTAGAAGAATCTCTAATTCTTCGATCTAAGACAGGATTAGGAAATCCCGACGACGATGTCTCCGGACCTTCCTATTATGACTTCGGCGGCGCGTATAATGCACAACAACATGTTTGGACATTTAAATCAGGTGCTACAATTCGTTTCTCGTATATGGAAACGGACGACGATGCTCGGAGTCATAAGACTGCTGAATATAATTATATTGGTTTCGATGAGCTTACGGCTTTTACTCAATTTCAATATACTTACCTTACTTCTCGTTGCCGGTCAGGTAATAATCTTCCTCGTATTGTGCGAGCCGCGACGAACCCGGAAGGTGTTGGACTAGCTTGGGTCAGGGAAAGATTTGTAGAGCCAGCGAAAGAAGGACATAAGAAGATATTTGATCGTAAATCTAAGTCCTTCCGAATCTTCATCCCGGCTAAGCTTAAGGATAATCCTTATCTTGATAAGAAAGATCCTAACTATCGAAATCGTCTTGCAATTCTTCCAGAAGCAGAAAGACGAGCGTTAGTCGAAGGCGACTGGTTTATTTTCTCTGGGCAAGTATTTACAGAGTTTAGAGCCCAGAGTTTACCAGATGAGCCAGCTAATGCAATTCATGTAATTGAACCTTTTCCCATCCCTGATTGGTGGCCAAAGATTCTTGCTGTCGATTGGGGTTATGCACATAAAACTTCTGCTCTCTGGGCCGCCGTTTCACCTGAAGGAAGAGTGTACGTATATAATCAGTACGTCGGACAGAAAGAGTACATTTCTACTTGGGCTAGTAATATCCGTCGTATGTCTCAGTTTGATGAAAACCTTGGGATTATTGTCCTTGATCCTTCCGCCTGGAATACTACTGGTGTTGAAAAGACCATTGCTGAGCAATTCCATGACTCCTCAGGCTTCAATCCATCGAAGGCAGACAATGATCGCGTTGGCGGAAAATTATTGGTACACGAATTCCTGAGATGGCGGTCGCGGCCACACAGATATAAGCCGTCAGAAGGATACTCCCCAGAAAAAGCTCAAGATATCTGGCGGCGGCATGGAGAAACAGCTCAGAAGGAATATGAGAAAATGTTCCTTCCTGAAGATCCCGAAACTAATCTTCCTAAACTTCAAATCTTCTCTCACTGTACTGATCTAGTTAAGACTATTCCTTTAATGGTCTATTCGGACAAAGATCCTGGTTATGCTGGTACACTCGCTGAGGATGTTAAGAAGGTAGACGGAGATGACTCTTATGATTGTCTTCGGTATCTTCTTAAAGCTGTAAATAATCTTGTTCTCTCATCAAAGAGAGAGGCTGAAGATCGTAGAAAACTGGGTCTTATCATCGCAAATCTAGGAATGAAGACAGATAAGACTGATTTCTATATTCAGATGGCAAAATATGATTCAGATCATTCGAGAGAAACTAAAAGCGTTTCTAGAAATAAATCCTTCTTCTATAACTAGTGAGACAGTTGCTAAGTCAGATTATATTCAGTTTCTTGAGTCTGAGCTAGCAATAGCTAGAAGAGAGCGGGATGAATATTTGAATCGGTTGCTAAATCCTCAGCGAGGCAATAGTGAATCATTCGATCCAATCCGAAGAATCAGATCCTGGGACGAAACAAGAACCAAGCTCGAACAGTTATCAAAGAATCGGCGGGGAGAGAAGGTTAGCGGTGAGAGTAAAGACGGGGATTCTATTTAGCGCATTGTTAACTGTATCCGCTTTTCTGGTACAAACCTGGTTTTCAGATGTTAATCGACGACTTCTTGCCGCTGAATCTGATCATACTGAATTGCAGATTCTTTCTGTTCAAGTAAGGAACTTAGCAGAATCTCAAATAAAAATTCTTGAAAAATTAGACACAATTGAAACGAAGGTAGATGTGAGGAATCGAAAGTGAAAAAAGCTGTATTAGTCGTATTCGCAGTTTGTCTCATGGCACCAAAATGCTCCGAAATTGACTGTGCAAAATTAAAAGATGCAATGGAACAGGCTTGTTTATCTTCTCCCAATGGAGAACTTTGTAAACAAGCGACTGATGCTTATCAGAAAAATTGTGTTGTTCCTACTCCTTCTCCTACTCCTGAACCTACTCCAATTCCTACTCCTGAACCGACACCTACTCCTCTTCCGACATCCACTCCTACTCCTCAACCAGGACCTACAAATCCTCCTTTTACTTGGAAAAATACAAATACTCCGCCGCCGGAAGTTTGTTCTCGAACTTCAAGTAACTATCTTTGGGCAGTTGATGCAGTTTTTGGAACTGGTTCGAGTGCACTTAAACCAAATCCCGGCGAAAGTCTTAGAGCTTTTTATACTCGACTTAGTCCCGGTCTTTGGTTTCGAGGATTCGGAACAGCATTTTATGGTGAAGAATTAGCAGTTCAGAAGGGTGAAGGATATAGTGAGAATTTTGATCGGGTTCTTTCTTCTGGCCAACCTCGTTGGGGAGAAGGATCTTATCGTTCTACTTGTAGACCGGCTTCTTTATCTGAACCTATGACTCCTGGACCTACTCCTACTCCTACACCTTTACCAACTCCGACTCCAACTCCAGATCCAACGTGTCAACCTTTTAATCCCGATAATTGTCCAGAAGTTAAAGGAATTACATTAAAACTCTTTAGCCAAGTAGGAAAGTGTACTAAACTTTTAGATGCGACTCCATCTCAAGATACTCCGCCGCGGCATCGTCCTCTAGGTCCTGAATGCGGAGATGATGCTTGTTGTAAGAGAATTAATCAAAGAGGAATTTGTGAGAATAAAGCTGGACCTTACAAATGGTTCTTCTCTGATCCGATTCAAGTAGTAGGATGTCCAGCGCCTGGATTACATGCAGTTCCTAATCCTTTACAAATGAAAACGACTCCGACTGCAACTTTTTGGGTAAAATCGAGAAATGGTACGAGATCGAATTCCGTACATGTAACTGAATAGTGAGGTGAGAAGTGCCTTTTGCTGTAGCCTGTAATAATGAACAAAAAATCACAGTAAACGTAATTCCTTTAACCGATAAAGGAAATCCAGCACAGGTTGATGGTCCAATCACAGTAGTAGTTCAATCTGGTGATGGGACTGTAGAACAGGATACTGTAAATGCTCCGCTGGCATTTAAAGCTGTATCTGGTGTAGCTCTAGCAGACACGGTTTATCTAGTGTCAGCGGACGCTGATCTAGGAGCAGGAGTAACAACTATCTCAGATACTGTTACTCTAACTGTTTCCAGCGCGGCGGCGGCTAATTTTGGATTCTCTGCGGGTCCAGTAGAGCCTAAGTAGATTAAATGGGAGCTAGGAACCCTCCAATTTCCTAGCTCCCAGGAGCATTAAAATGGCAACAGCTGTTGACGCCGCAATTATTGAAATTAAAGCCGCAATCGCAGCTATTACTCCTCAATTAGAGGGTCTTCGAGATTTTTCTCGACTAAATCTCGAGCCCGGAACTCAAGAAGAAGTTCAGAAAAGTATTACAATTTATGATCGTCGATTTGCACTCCTAACGGCGGCAGAAAATTCTCTTGAGACTCTAGTAATCGACGGATACCCAGATGTTCCAGTTAGTCAAGTTGAAGAATCAGTCTTCGCCGATCTATCTGAAAATGCCTCAACTATTGAAGCTGCACTCAAACAATTCACAGCGGCTCCTCTAGCGTCTAGTCTATCTTTCACGACTGGACCTGTAGAAACAAAATAAATGAGCTTTCAACTAAAACACGCTATCTCGTTAGTTTTAGTACCAGCGGCCGGCGTTCTAGTTCCTATGCTATCCAAACATGCAATTGATTGGTGGGTAGTAGGAGCGGCTGCTCTCGCTGGTCTAGTTAATGTTTTTGTGGATTCTCCAACTAAAACTTCATGATTGAATCAGCCGAGCAAAACGAAGTCGGACCAATTGCTAAAGAACTACAAGATCGTATTGTCTCTGAAGTTGAGAAACTTTTAAATGAAGATCGGGCTCCGCGAGATACAATGATTCGTCTCGCAAAGAAGCTTGAGCTTTATTTTAAAGGTTATCAGCGTCTATTCTGGTCAGAAAGACTAGGAGATTGGTCCGCTCCTGGTCTTCCTAATTTTGATCCTCAAGAATTTGCTGATAAAATCGATCCCGGCGAACTTGAATTAGTTCCTAAGATTGTAAACTTCTATCGTGCGTTCGGAGAAACAGTAATTGCAGCGCTCTCATCCGGCATTCCTTATGTAAAGTTCTTTCCAGGAGATGCTGATGATTTCGATGATCTTATTACAGCTAGAGCTTATCGTAAGCTTGCTGACAAGATCGAGCGCGATAATGAGATTGAGACTCTTTTTGTTCATGCTCTCTGGATTCTCTGGAATCAACACTTTGTAGCTTTTTATAATTATGCTCATCAGTGTGATGAGTATGGATTTAATAAAAAGCCAATGTTTGGAATGGTCGAGAAGCAGACAGCTGTTCAAACTTGTCCTAATTGCCAGGAAGAGACTGAAGAACAGATTAATCCTGAAGATCAGTCAGTTCAAAATATCTGTCCAAACTGCGGTCCGGTTCAGTCTCAACTAGAAACCAAGACTGAATATATTAATGAACAAACAGGAACTGAAGATGTTGCTAAGGTTCGTGAAATTCTTGAGTGCTATGGAATTCTAAACGTCGCAGTTCCTTCCTACATATATGATGTCAAATCGACTCCTTATCTAGTTCTCGAGACCGAAATTCACGAATCTTTAGCTCAGGAATTAGTCTTAACTGATCCTGATTTAGACGAAGAGACTAAACTTGACCTCGTTCGTCGGATTAAGGGAACTAATCAGTATCAGACTTATGAGAGATGGGGTCGTACTCCTTTAGAATATTACGGCTCTGACTCTCGACTAGTAACAGTTCGTCGAGTTTGGCTTCGTCCTTGGACTTTTAATCTTTTGGGAATTGAAGATGAGGAAGCTCAAAATCTAAAAGCTCAGTTTCCTAAAGGCGCTCTTATTACTTTGATGAATCGTATCTTCATTAAGGCTAAAGAAGAAAATCTAGATGAACATTGGACTATTTCTAAGTCTCCGCTATCTGCAACAGTTCATGCAAGTCCTTTAGGAATGCCGGCGCAAGATATTCAAGATATGAAGAATGATCTTGTTAATATCGAGCTTCAAACTTGTCAATTTGGAATCACAGAGACATTTGCTGACCCAGAAGTAGTTGATTTTCGAGCTTTTCAGAAGTTGAAATCTCAACCTGGAATGATGACGCCGGCCAAGCCTAAGATGGGAATGACTCTTGATCAAGCTTTTCATACAATTAAACCAGCAGTATTAGGTCAAGAGGTTCCAACTTTTGAGAATCGACTCGAGCAAGATGGTCAATTTGTTACAGGCGCGCTACCATC